AACCAAAAAGGGGAGCAGCATATTTTTTCCCAGGAGATAAAAATTTTATACATGGAGTTACAGAAATTAAAAGTGGAATAAGATACACCTGTCCATTTTTTTGGACTATAACAGAGTTGTTAGAAGGGAGTAAAATAAATGCTTAAAGAACTTAAAGATATGTTAATTAAAGACGGATATATTGTTAATGAGCCAATAGAAAATTTATTAGAAATTAAAGACTATTTAACAAAAGAAGAATTAGACTATTGTCATGATCTTATAAATAAAACTCCGAATGAAGAGTGGTTTCATTTATATTTAAGCAGTATTAAACCATTTGCTCTAGAAAAATTTGGTAGAGATGATATTGAAAATTTAGTTGCTGAAGGTCTTCTTGAAATAACTCAAGGCTGGGAAGATAAAAATTTATCAATACCAGATGATGAGTTTGTTAATAGAATAACAAATAGAATAAATAGTTATTTTGAAAAATTGCATCCTAGGGTTTTAAATTCTGGACAGGGTAGCATACAAAGAATGCAAGAGGGAGTACAGTTAAAATCTCATACAGATCAAGATACAGATCCATCAATTAGGTATGCAACAATTATATATTTAAATGATGATTATGTTGATGGAGAAATATTTTGGGAAAATAAAGATTTCTCTATGAGACCATCCCCAGGAACAATGCTTATATTTCCAGGAACAAAAGAGTTTCATCACGGAGTTAGACATGTTGGCAAGGGACCAATAAGATATGTAATTGTTGGATTTGTTAAAAATTTAAATTATTATGAATATGATAGAGAAGGTAATAGGAGAGAAAATGTCGACACTAGTTATTAAAGAATTATATCCATATATAATTATTTATCAAAACGTTTTTGAAAATCCAGAAAAAATTTATGATATATTAAAAAGATCTGGTAAAACAGAGAATGAAATTTTAAATAAATGGAAAGATTGGTATACATTTGGTCAACAAATATATGATTCTCAAATTCAATTTGATAAAACCATACCAGAGTTTAAAATATCTAAGGATGTAGAGGTAATTAGTGATGCTGACATTGAACAAAAATATTTTATTACTGAATTAATTAAAGGTTTCCATTTAGTAAATAATGACTATTTAAAAAGATTCAATATTAATTTAGATTTTAATTCTAAAACAATAAATAATCATCCATCTTTAAATCCAAATTGGAGTACAGAATTCCCAGAGATTGTAGAAAGCTATAGGTGGCAGGGCCCTAGTATTTGTAAATACTATTCAGGTGCAGGAGAGTTAGAAAATTTAGTTATGCAATATCATAGCGATCATATAATAGAAGAGTATGTAAGCCCAGGATATAAATTCCTTTTAACAACAACTACATATTTTAATGATGATTATGAGGGCGGAGATATCGTTTTTGGAGTAGGAGATAAAAAAATATCCTATAAGCCAAAAGCTGGAGATTTTGTTATTTTCCCTTCAGGTCATCCAGACTTCTTAACGGAAAATAATGATCCATTTTTTCACGCAGTTAAAAAAACAAAAAATGGAGAAAAGTATTTTTCAAGAATGTACTGGACTAAGTTTTATAATGGAGACGAAGAGTTTTTTAATAGAAAAAATAGTCTTGATGAAAAAGAGTTTAAGAAAGCACATAAAGATTATAGTTTTGGAATATATGTTGATATACAAAAAAAGTATGAAAATCTAGAAGAGGTTAATGGAAATGAATTTATCTGAACAAAATAGAATAACTAAGGATATTATTTTATATAAAAATTTTTTAACAAAAGAAGAGTGCTCAAGTTTAATAAAAATTTTAAATGATCAAGCTAATTCTGGTAAATTATCTTGGACTCCTATATCTTTTTATGAATCATACTCATCAGTGTTACCTCAAGATAATGATATAGAAATAGAACAAAACAACCTCCCTGGTGATATTTTTTCTCAAATAAGAAATGGCATAATAAGAGCAGTAGCTTCAGTTCATGAAATAGATTATAATAAAATATCTCAAATTGGATATCATACTCAAAAATGGGAGCCAGGAGCATATGCTAGATTGCATTCTGACAATACAGATGAAAAAGGCAATACTGGTCCATTTGCTAGAAGTAGATATGCTGCCTTTTTATACCTCAATGATGATTTTGAAGGTGGAATTTTAAAATTTCCAAATCAAAATATAGAAATAAAACCAGAAACAGGATTATTGGCTGCATTTGATGGCGGATTTAATAACATGCATGAAGTTAGCCTAATAACTAAAGGAATAAGATATACAATAGGATCTTTCTGGGATGATAGAGAAGAATCAGAATATCCACAAGAAGTTAGAGATATGTGGGCTGAAGAAATGAAAAAAATAAGAGATCAGCAGGATATTGAAAAGCAAGAATGGCAAGATCTTTTAAAACAAGGATATAAGATAGATAAAGATGGAAATAAATATAAAGTGGAGGATATTTAAAATGGAAAGAGTAATACTAGAGGATAACATTTATTATTATAAAAATGCTATTCCCGATCATAAAAAGTTTATAGAAATTCTAGAGTCTACAGAAAATGAAGATTTTGGTAAATCTATAAATAAATGGAGAGAATGGCAAGCATGTAGTGGAGAAATGTATATATATGGACTAGAAAAAACAATTTTCCCAACTGATGAACAAAAAAAATTATCTAAAGAAGAAAACTCTATAAGTTATTTATATAATACAGTAATGGATTTGTTTTACGAAATTTGTAAAGATTATGCAGAATCAAAAGGAGACTTTGATAAACCAGTAGATCTTCCTTTGTTTGACATAAAAAAGTACATGCCTGGAACTTTTATGGGAGCTCATTTTGATCAACAAGAGGGAGATACCAGACTCAGATATTCATTGGTATTTTATTTAAATGATGATTATGAAGGGGGAGAACTTTCTTTTACAATAGAGTCTCCAGATGCTCCTATAATTGAAGGTAAACCTATGGAAGATTATGAAAAAGAAAAAGAAAATAATTTTAATAGAATTACCATTGGTTTAAAGCCAGAGGCTGGTAGTGTTATTATATTCCCGTCATCTCCACCATATCATCACACAGCCCACCTAGTTAAAAGTGGCAATAAATATATGATTCCATTACATTGGTATAATTTAGATGGAGATACTTTAACAAGTGCTCCTAATACAAAGCCTAGAGAATACTGATATAATATATAAATGTCATACTACCTTTCTGTAATTAAAAATTCTCCTTCGGGATTTTGGAAAACCGATGAGACTTCTGGTAGTATTGCATACGATAGTTCTGGTTGTGGTAACCATGGATCATATTTTGGTGAAATTATAAAAGGTGGTTTGCCATTAGTAAATGGTGGATCTCATTCTATAAAAATAACTAACTCCAATTATATTGAGTTTCAAATAACTAAAGATTTCTCTGGATTATCTGGTACTGGAGGCTTTGGAACTAATACAACTTCAGATAATGATTTTACATTAGAGGTGTGGGTACACCCAAAAAATATAACTTCATTAACACCAATACTAGCCGATAGTAATGGAGTTGGTCTTTACTGGGATAATGGTAATATATTATTTAAACTAGAATCAGAAGAAGTTTTTTATTCTGTTCCAAATCCAAATAGATCATTACATATAGTTGGAATATATTCAGTAAATGCAGCTTATTTATATTTAAATGGATCATTGGTTGCATCAAAATCATTATCTAAAATAAATTTTACAAATGAATATTTAACATTTTCAATTGGACCTGCCAATATAAATGAATATTTTATAATAGATGCACCTGCAATCTATAGATATTCTTTAACAAACAATGACATAATAAATCATTATAATAATTTTTTTACCAATACAGAATCAAATATAGTTTTGCCAGATTCTGGAGAACTATTTAAGCCTTCTGAAAAATATCAATCAATTTCAAATACGTTTGCATTTCCTGCACAATTAGATTGGCAATATCATATTAATGAAAATTTAAGTTATAGAGAACAACAAAATAGTATTTATTTAAATAAAAATTCCTCATATGGAGAGTTTATAAAAGTTATAAGTTTACCTGTTTGGAAAAATTATATTTCTTCAAAAATAGAGTGGCTTTCAAGTAATGGAGTTTCGTTTTGGATTTCAAATAGTGGAGAAGAAAACTCTTGGTATGAATGTACAAATAACAGCTCTTTGCCAAATTTTAGTCAAGAATTAAATTCAGCAAATAAAAAAGTTATATATATAAAAGTTAAATTTGAATCATCTAATTCGGCTATTTATATACCTGAATTATATTATTTTAAAATTCATTTTTATGATGAAAAAAAGATTTGGTCACATAATGGAGGTTCAATAATATCTACATCTCAGCCTAATTCTGGAGACTATTGGGATATAGATATTTCAAATAATAATAGTAGTATTCTTTTAAGAAATTTTGATAACGGAATAAAAACCAAAAATTCAGTTTTTTATATTGATACAATTAAAAATATTAAAAATATAGAAATGATATTTTCTCCAGAATCTTTAGGTAGTGGATATTTAATATATAATAAAACTGGTTCTGTAGAAAGCTATGTATCCTGGTCAAATACGGGACTTATTTCTAAAAGTAATATTGCTAGCATATATATAAACGGAGTAGACGTATCTTTAGAAAATAATATAAGTAATTATATATATATAGGAGATATAAATTATATTTCTATAAAATTTACATCTACGATAACAGATAAAATTTGGCTTAATGGAAAACAGGATAATGGTAATAGGTCTAATGTTTTGCCTAATAATATATATCAAAATATATCAATATATGAAATAGAATCCTATGATGAGTTAAAACACTATAATCTATATATTGGAAAAGATGTTATTACAGCATATGATTCTGTCATACAAATATCAGAAGAATCAATAAAAACATACTCAAGAGATAAAATATTAGTAAATAATGCATAGTTTTGTCTTGTAGATTGACAAAAAGCTGGACTTGAGGCCTACAAGGTGGTAAAATAAATACCTATGGATATTAAAAAAATAGGATCTAAGGTAAAAGTTGGAGAAACTACTCTTGGCGTATATGTTTGGGAAATGCCAGATGGTAGGTGGATTGGCGACGATGAAGGCAATTTTTTATCAATAACTTCAAAAATAGGAGATAGGGATAAAATAAATTTGCTAGCAAAAGCTGTAAGACATTATGGTATAGATGAGGGTAAACCAAAGTTCCTTGAAGGAAGTAGAAAAATTGATGACGAAGAATTTGAGTATCAAAAACAAAGATTAAAGTGGGGCTTAACTCCAGACCCATTAGATATTGGCGTGTATAAAGATGAAATGAATGCAATTAAAAAAGGACAAAAAAAATGATTGAGTATGAAGAAGATACTATAACAAACAATGTTGAAATATCTAATGTTGCAGACTGGATGAAGTTTAATTCTCCATCTATTAATAAGAATCAAGATCCATTTTCTATTGAAGGCGAAGAAATATTAAAGTTGTCTGGGCTAAGTCCTACAGTTAGAAGAAAAGTTAGTAGAGATATACAAAAGAAATTTGTTGGTACAGAAAACTCTGGAACACAGCAGCTATTAATTCAACAAGCAGTTAGTGGTTATGCTTTATTTGATTTAGTTATGCCTGAGTATAATTTGGATTATTTATCTACAATATACGAAATATCTCCATATAATTATGCAGCAATTAATGCTAAAGTTTCTAATATTGTGGGATTAGGGTTTGACTTTGTAGAAACAAAAAAGACAAATGATTTACTTGATGGTATTGAAGATGAAAAACAATTAGAAAGAGCACGTAGGAAACTTTCTAGAATTAAACAGGATTTACATGAGTGGCTTGAAGATTGTAATGAAGAAGAAACATTTAAAGAAACACTAATTAAATTTTATACAGACGTAGAAGCAACTGGTAATGGATATCTTGAAATAGGTAGAACAACTGCTGGAAAAATAGGATACATAGGTCATATTCCTTCAAAGACTATGCGTGTGAGACGATTACGAGATGGATTCGTACAATTGCTTTATGGCAAAGCAGTATTTTTTCGCAATTTCGGAGATCAGGAAACACCAAATCCAATAGCTGGATCAACTGATAGACCAAATGAAATTATTCATTTAAAGAAGTATACTCCTAAAAATAATTATTATGGAATTCCAGATATTATTGCAGCACAAAATGCAATGGCTGGAAATGAATTTGCTAGTAAATATAATCTTGATTATTTTGAAAATAAAGCAGTACCAAGATATATTATTACAGTAAAAGGCGCTAAACTATCACCAGAATCTGAACGTAAATTATTAGAATTTTTCCAAGTAGGGCTTCGTGGTAAAAATCATAGATCTTTATATATTCCACTTCCTCCAGATTCTCCAGATTCTAAAACAGAATTTAAAATGGAGCCAATCGAGGCGGGCACTCAAGAATCTTCATTTAATATTTATCGACAAGCAAATAGAGACGAAATATTAATGGCTCATAGGGTCCCAATTAATAAAATTGGAACTGCATCTGGAATATCATTGGCAAATGCTAGAGATGCTGATAAAACATTTAAAGAGCAAGTATGCGCTCCAGCTCAAGATATTCTTGAAAAAAAATTAAATAAAATTATTCAAGAAATGACAGATGCTCTTCAGCTTAAATTTAATGAATTAAGCTTAACTGATGAAGATACACAGTCTAAAATTGATGAAAGATATCTCAGATTACAAGTAATTACTCCAAACGAGGTTAGAATTAGAAAAGGTCTAGTTCCACGTGATGGTGGGGATGAGGTAGTAGATTTAGCTGCCAAAGCTGCTGAAATTAAAGCAGAGGCCATGAATAGTAGAACTCGTGATCAGCAAAGAGAAGCAAATTCTCCAGATATTTCTGGCGAAGGCAGAAATGCAAAAGGCGATGGTAGACAGGTGGAGTAGTCCTACTCAACTGTTTATTTGCCTTTAGATATATAAAAGCCTATAATATACACATATGACCATTGAAAAATCACATTGGTCTTCCAAAGGAAATGTTATTAATTTAGCAGTTCCTTTTACGAAGGTCAACAGAGAAAAAAGAACAGTCTCAGGGTTCGCAACATTAGACAACCTTGACCAGACTGGTGATGTTGTCACGATGGAAGCTAGCATGAAAGCTTTTGAAAATTTCCGTGGCAATTTAAGAGAAATGCATCAGCCAACAGCTGTGGGCAAAGTTGTCTCATTTAGACCAGAAACATATTATGATCCAAAATCAAAAGAATTTTATAATGGTGTCTATGTAGATGCATACATTTCAAAAGGCGCACAAGATACTTGGGAAAAAGTATTAGATGGAACATTACAAGGATTTTCAATCGGCGGAAAAATTATAGATTCAGAAACAGAAATGAACAAGGCAACAGGAGAGTCTGTTCGCTTTATTAAAGATTACTCACTTGTTGAATTATCAATAGTAGATTCTCCAGCAAATGAATTATGCAACATATTGTCAATTGAAAAAGTCAATGGTCAAATGATTTTCAAAGGCATTGCAGCAGATGTAAAGATGGAAAATATTTTTTATTGTGCAGATAGCGATTCTGTATTTATGTCAACAGAAGCTGAGTATATTTCACCAGTAACTGGTAAGAAAACAGAACTTATTGGTTGGGTGGAATCAAATGATACAAACAAATCAAAAGAAATAGATAAGATTCTTGGTTTATACAAATCAAGATTAAACACGTTGCCTGATGTAAAAATTGCAAAACAGGCAAACGCAGAAGGAGGTAATGAAGTGGAAAATTTAGAAACCACAACAACTACCGAAGAGACTGTTGAAAAACTACGTGTTCCAGGACAAGAAGCTGCAGCTGAAGCTGTAGTAGAAGTTGCTGAGCCAGTAGTTGAAGTAGAAAAGTCTGAAGAAGTAGTCTCTACAGAAGAAAACACTTCTGCCGAAGTTCTGGAAACAGCAGCCGAAGCAACAGAGGTTGTAGAACCTGATTTTGCAAAAATGCTAGGTGACCTTAAAGGCTTCTTCTCGGAGACTTTGGAAAAGGCCTCTGAGGCAAATGCCGCTCAGGTTTCAGCAATTAAAGAAACTGTTGAAACATTTAGTAAAGGCGTAGATGCTAGAATTTCAGAATTAGCAGAAAAACATACAGCACTCTCTACCGCAGTAGAATCAATTAAAAATACTATTGAAGGTGTAGAAAAAAGAGTGGACGCAGTCGAATCTGAGACTGCAATTAAGAAGTCCTCTGACCTTGGCGGGTCTCAGGAAGTAACAATAAAAAAATCAAAATGGAACGGCACTTTCCTCGGTTCCGTTAGTGAATTGATAAAATAAGGTAGGTGAAAATAAACTAATGAGCAATGAACTATTAGCTAAAGCAGTTGCTGCTGATACAACATTAACCACAGCTATGACAGGAACAGGTGGAGCCGATTCTGGTATCCACGTTGGATCTGAAGGTAAAGGTGGTTTGTTAAATCCAGAGCAGTCTGCACGATTCTTAGATTACATGTTTGATGCAACAGTAATCGGTAAAGTAGCTCGTACAGTCCGAATGAGGGCTGACACTACTGAGATTGATCGCATTGGCGTAGGTGAAAAATTGATGAAGCTTGCTGCAGAAGCAGATAATACTGGTACAAATGCAGCTGTTACTTTCTCAAAGATTTCTCTTACTACTAAGAAGCTTCGCCTTGATTGGGAGCTTTCGACAGAATCTCTTGAAGACAATATCGAAGGTGCCGATCTAGAAGACCATATTGCACGTTTGATGGCAACACAGGCAGGTAATGATATTGAGGACGTAGTCCTTAATGGAGATACCTCTTTAAGTGGAGATGCGCTATACAAGGCATTTGATGGTATTGTTAAGATTGCAAAGGCAAACGGTCATGTTGTTGATGCAAATGATGCAACAATTTCACGTGAAGTCTTTAATAATGCACTTAAGGCGCTTCCAAGAAAGTATAAGCAACGCCGTCCAGATCTTAGATTCTTGTCAGGTTCAAACTTGATTCAAGATTATCTATATTCTACATCTCAAAATATACAGAACGTAAACCCACAGGATATCGCTTCAAGCATTATCCGTGGAGATCAGGCAGGCCTAGGTGGTCCAGCTGGATTCGTAGCACCGTTTGCGTTTGGTATCCCAATTGTTGAAGTTCCTTTATTGAAGGAAACACAGGGCGCTGATAATGATCAAGGTGATATACACTTGACATTCCCAAATAACGTAGTTATTGGTATCAAGCGTGATGTAACAGTTTACCGCTTCTTCTGGCCAAAGAAGGACTCCATTGAATATACAATGTATACTCGTGTTGGAACCCAAATTGAGCAAGCAGATGCATGGGTAGTTGTAAAGAACGTTAAAGTCGCTTCCTAATTTATAGGATTAGACTGCTGAAAAGCCCCTAAATAATTTAGGGGCTTTTCCTTTTAATGTAATAATGCTATAATTTATTTACATATCAAAGGAGAAATTATGTCATTTGACACATTAAAGGTCAAAGAATTAAAAGAAATAGCAGATAGCTTCGCAGTAGATACAGATGGACTAAAAAATAAAGCAGATATTATTGCCGCACTGGCAGAAGAAGGCGTAACTTGGTCAGTGTATCAAAATACAATTAAAAATATAGAGAATTCTAAAGAAGATGCTGTAGAAATTCTTCCTAAATTTGATCCAAATAAAGAATTAGATGAAGATATGGTATTAGTTAGAATGACTAGAGCAAATTATCGATATGATATTGCAGGACATACTTTTACAAAAGAGCATCCTTTTGTTGCAATGAAACCAGATCAAGCTCAAAAAATTTTTGATAAGGAGGAAGGCTTTAGATTGGCTACGCCAAGAGAGGTACAAGAGTACTACAATTAAGCCTTTTAAATGGCAGAAATATATAAAAATACAAATGATCCTATAAGAACAAAAGTTTTTTGGAAAGGGGAACTTGTAACTTCAACCTCAGTAACTGCTGTTGTATTTGATATAACAGAAGATGTTACAATAATACCAAATATAAACCCTAATAATCAAATAGGTGTATTCCCAGCTACAGAAGATGAGGTAAACCCTGGGACTTATTATATTAATCTTCCATTAAATTTAACAACAAGAAATAAAAATTTAAGAATAGTTTGGTATTTTCTTGTAGGATCACAAACCGAATCACTAGTAACATTTTGTGATATTGTCACTCCATATGTAAGTATTGCTGAAGCCATAGAAGATTTAAATTTGGGTGCTGATCAAAGCGATCCAATGTATAAAACATATCATGAAATTAGAATGGCAGAAAAGTATGCTAGAAAGCAAGTAGAGTATTTTACTGGTCAAAAATTTTCTTTATATGACGAAGAATTTACAATTATGGGAAATGATTCAGACACATTACCTCTTCCAAGTAAAATATATTCATTACATTCTTTATCTCAAAATGATCAGTTGTGGGTAGATAATTTAAATAATATAAATAATATTGGTTACGTTATAGAACCAACTACAAGCGGATTTGGAATTAAAATAAATCAAGCGTCTTTAATTCAGGGAGATACTTATATTGCAAATGGAATGATTCCTCCATCCATTAATGATATTTCTCCAAATATATTTAGACGAGGAAAACATTATGATGTCCATGCTAGATTTGGATGGGAATATGTTCCCGACGAAGTTGAACAGGCGACTATAGAAATAATGAGGTCGTATTTCGCAAAAGATAGATCTTGGAGAGATAGGTATGTAAGTAAAATTTCTACAACAGATTGGGATTTTCAATTTACTTCTGATGCATTCAGTGGAACTGGATCAGCATATGCAGATAAATTGTTATTAGATTATGTAGTAACTCAAATGGTAGTGGTATAATGTACAGCATCATTAATGGATTATTAACAATGACGCTAGATGTTTATAAACAATATGAACAGCAAGACCCAGATACTGGCACTATAAAAAAAGAATTTTCTTATTATAAAACAATGCCATGTTATGCAAGAGGTATAATTAGTCAATCTGTATCAAGAAATTTAGATAAACAAGTATTTAATAATACATATTCAAATGAACAATATATAGAAGTTAGAACAGCAGAGAGATTAACTATTAGAGAAAAAGTTAAAAATATTTGTGATGCCGAAGGCAATGTTATTTGGTATGAATTAAATTATCCAAATGATACTCCTACTGTATTTGAAGTAATTGGAAGTACCCCAATTACAGATCCATTCGGCTCTGTGGTTGGTTATAATAATTCATTAAAAAGATCGGAGAATCAGAAAATTGACATCTGAGGCCATAGCTTTACAAGCTGCTAGTGGATTAATTAATCTAATGACTGGTAGGCCAATGAGTGGCGCAATAAAAGATTCTACAGTAGCTCAAATATCGGCAGCCATATTTTATAAAACAAATGTGATGGCCAAATTAACTTCTAATGCTTCTTTTCAGAATACTTTTAATAAAACTATATATAATCAAATTAATAAAGATTTTGTTGATTATATTGATGCTAAAGCTAGAACATCTCCAAAATCTTTTCATCATATTTATGAGTGGGGAAAAGTTGGGGATAGGGAAGCTAGATTATTTAAATTAAATAACATATCTCAAACGGGATTATCTTTAATGATTAATTATGAGTTATTAGATTCTAAATCATTTGTCCCATCATCTAATTCAAATCATAAGCATGTTTTTGTCAAAAAAGCATCAGTTATGGAAGAAGGAAGATCTGTTGTTATTTCTCCAAAATACTCTGAAAGATTAGTTTTTGATATAAATGGATATACAGTATTTATGCCAAAAGGACAATCTGTTACTGTATCTAAGCCAGGCGGGATTGCTGTTAAAAATTCATTTTTATCGGCATATAAATATTTTTTTACAAGTAATTTAGTCAACATGTCAATTAAAAAATCTGGCTTTCAAAATTTATTTAATTCTAAAATGACAAAGGCTTTAAACGTCCCTGTACATATTAAAACCGTAAAGTATAAGTTCTCACCCAATAGTATTGCAAACGAGGCTGACGCAGCCCTTCTAGCAGCTTTTTCGGGGGTATCTAATGGCTAACTATAAACTTGATGCTATGTTTGAAATCAGAAAATATTTTTGGAATAAATTAAAAGAATATAATATATTTGATGAGGATGAATACTGGGCAGATAATTTAAATGAAGCCATAGTACCCATTATTCCAGTTCAACAAGCTCCAGAGATGAATCAATTTTTGAGCGGCAAGAAACATTTAGTTTATGATAAGATAGGCCTTTCATATCAAAATAATTGGCTAATATGCTGCGAGCAAATTTTATTTACTGTGTATACTACAGATCTATCTGAATTGGTAGAAATTAGAAACTTTATGACAGATGAATTTAGAAGAATGGATGACTCTGCTAGGGATATAAATAAATGGGATAATCTATCAGACAAATTTAAATTCCATAGTATCTTCATAGCTGATATATCTCCCACAAAACCGTCAGAAGAAATGCAAGGGTTTTTGGCCACTGATATTATTTTAGAAGTAACATATTCAAGAATTACAGATAAAACTGGTAGATTTGCTTAATTTGCTTTAGGCTGTATTATACTCTAAAATTAGTTCTAGAGGAAAGGGCCTAGCCAGCCAAATATATATATATTACATTTCATGAAATAGGAGGTTAACTTCATGGCACAATCAGCAGGTAATGCTAAAAATATTCTCGTTGGTGCTTCCCCATTGTTTATTTCAAACATTGATATTACAGAAGGATCAGCATACAAGGAAAACGCAGAACCAGGTTCAGCAGATGCGGCTGCATATGAGACAACAAAATCTTATACAGAAACACTTAATGGTGTAACAAGCGGTGCATTCTACTACAGAAACGTTGGTTTTACTAATAATGGTCTTCAGATCACTTATAACCCAACATATGATTCTGTAACAGTTGATCAGTTACTTGATACAGCAAAGCTATTCAAGTCTGCGATGGAGGTTATGATCGCAACAGAAATGTCCGAAGGTACATTAGAAAACGTTCTAGTTGTATTTGGACAAGGATCAGATACCTTGACATCACCATCTTCAGGAACACAAAGTGGAAATGATGTTCTCGCACTTGCGGGTGGATCACTTGGCGAAGCTCCAACAGAGCGTCAGCTAATTGCAGTTGGACAAGCTCCAACAGTGGCTTCTCCAAAGACAGAGCGTGTATATTATGCACGTCGTGTTCTTTCTGTACAACAGTCACAGTTCTCTTTGGCTCGTACAACTCCAACTACTTTCCCAGTAACATTCCGTCTTCTTCCAGATGCTTCAAAGGTCGGTCAAGAATACGGTTTGATTATTGACCGTGCTTGGGCTTAATAATTAAATTTAATTATTAAAATAAACCCCCCAGAAATGGGGGGTTTTCATTTGTAGTCTTAATATCCTTATGTTATAATGTTTTATATCCTAAAGGAGGATAAATTGGCTACAAAAGTCTACGACGTAGAAGAAATCGAATTACAAAATGGGGCTAAAGTAAAACTTAAGCCACTATCAATTAAACAACTCCGTAAATTTATGGAAGTTGTAAAACAAACACAAGACTCATCAGATGAAAATGCAACACTAAGTATTTTAATTGATGCATGTGCAGTAGCACTTGAAACACAATTACCAGATTTGGTTGCAGATAAAGATAAATTAGAAGATGCATTAGACGTCCCAACTATTAATCGCATTCTAGAAGTTTGCGGTGGAATTAAGATGGACGACCCAAACCTGATAGCGGCAGCGGTACTGGCTGGTCAGAACTAGATCTAGCCGCATTATTAGGTGAAGTATTTCTTCTAGGGCATTGGAAGAATTACGAAGAGTTAGAAGAAAACTTATCAATGCCTGAGCTTTTGCAAACGCTTAAATCAAAGCATGAACAGGAGCATAACCAGCGAAAATTTGCAGCATCTCTAAAGGGAATAGATATAGACGATGGTGCAGAAAATAAAGAAGGTTCTACCTTTGACGATGTAAGAAGAAGAGCCCTTGGAATAAATGCATCAGCAGATGATGTTGTAAGTTTACAAGGATCTTTTGCCAGCGAAGCTGGATTTGGAATCGGAATGGGGTTAGGATATTCCAAGGAGTAATTAATGGCTGACGAACAAATTGTAACGAGTATAGTCGCCAAAGCTGACTTGTCAAGCCTTGTGTCTGAAGTACACAGGGCTACAGCCAGTTTACAACAATTACAAAGAGAATTAAATACTTCCAATAAATCAATTGCATCAGCTACAAAAATAGCTAATAATTTATTTAGAGATACTCTTGTTGGAAGTGGTATGTATGCCAGTAATTTTGTTAATTTAAATTCAGATGTAGATAAGTTTGGTAAAAATTTAGATGCTGGAAGACTAAAGCTTAAAGATTATTTTACAACATATCAAACGCATTTAAGAACATCAAAAGGATTGATTAGAGAGCTTGCTAGAGAGCAAGTAATGCTACAAAATTCTGTTCTTCAACCATTGGGTAGAAATGCTCAAGGCTTAATGCAGTACAACGTAATGATTCCCAGAGGCCTTGATGAAGTAGCAAATAAGATGAAAATAGCTCGCATGGAAGCTATGATAATGAATAAAACTCTTTCTCAGGGGGCTACAGCACTAATTAATTGGGGTAAAAATACTCAATGGGCTGGTCGCCAGTTAACAGTAGGCTTAACAGTTCCAATGACTATGTTTGGTTCAGCAGCAGCAAAAGCATTTAGAGAAGCTGATCAAGAATTAGTTAGATTAACAAAAGTTTATGGAGGATTAGCTGCAACATCAGCACAAGATTTAAAAGCAATTAGAGAAGATGTAGTAAAAACATCAAAAGAATTATCTCAGGCATATGGATCAAGTTTTAAAGACACCATCGCTTTAGCAGCTGACATAGCAGCAACAGGAAAAACTGGAAATGACTTATTGAGTTCTGTTAAAGAAACAACAAGACTTGCAATTCTTGGTGAAGTCGATAGACAAGAGGCAATGAAAGCTACTCTTGCTATACAAACAGCATTTAAGCAAAATACTCAAGAACTTACAGAAACAATTAACTTTTTAAACGCAGTTGAAAACCAAACATCAACAACTCTTAATGATTTAGTCGAAGCTATTCCAAAAGCAGGACCAATTATTAAAGGTTTAGGTGGTAGCGTAAAAGACCTTGCATTATATTTAACAGCAATGCGAGAGGGTGGAATCGCAGCTGGAGAAGGAGCAAACGCATTAAAGTCTGGTCTAGCATCATTAATTAATCCAACTAAAGTAGCTCAAGCAAGATTTAAAGAATTTGGAATTGATATTTTAGGAATTGTAAATTCTAACGCAGGGAATGTAACTGCAACTATTTTAGAACTACAAAAATCATTAGAAAAATTAAATCCATTGCAAAAACAACAAGCATTAGAACAGTTGTTTGGTAAATTCCAATTTGCTAGAATGAATGCCTTGTTTGAAAATCTTGGTAAGCAAGGAAGCCAAACTTTACAAGTTCTTGATTTAATGAAGGCTTCATCTCAAGATTTAGCAAACATAGCTGGACGAGAGTTAACTCAAGTAACAGAATCAGCATCTGGTAAGTATAGAAGGGCTATCGAAACCTTAAGGGCTAGTCTAGCAACAACTGGAGAGCAGTTTTTAGGAGTTGCTACTAAATTTATAAATGCTTTTTCTAAAGTTTTAGATTTTTTTAATAATTTACCAGAACCTATTAAAAAAGCTGTAACATATTTGGGTGGATTTACAGCAGTAATTGGTCCAATAATTATGTTAACTGGCGTACTTGCAAACTTTTTTGGATATATTACAAAGGGTATAGTTCAGCTTAGAGCGTTTTTTCAAAGAGCACATGGATGGAAAATGCTTACTCCAGAAATTATTGCTGCACAAAAAGCTGCGGACTTAGTAGAACAATCATTTTATTCTGATGCAAAAGCTGCCGAAGTTCTTCATGGAGCATTAACTAAACTTACATCAGATTATATGAATTTACAAAAGGCAATGTTAACTGGCACAATACCAGTGAATCCAGCAGTAACAACAGTTGCTGGAAGACCAGTTATGGATTCTTTAAGAAGAGTTGTAGATCCTAATGATCCATATGTTGGAGATATTAATACTAGAGCAATGTCTCATATTAATCCAAGAGATCCAAATAATCCAGCTTCTATTTTTGGAGGAGTTCCTGGAGCAGTACCAGTCAATAGAGGAATTTTAAGAACACCACAAATATATATGCAAGACAGACTTCCTAACATAGAAGGTTTAACTTCGGTAAAAGGAATTTCTACTGGTATAGTTTCTGGCGAAGCTGCCAGATTCCATGCATTAATGGCAACGCTTGGAATGCAAACAGAAGCTGAAGTTGCTAATTTAAAGAAAACAATTGCATTAGGTGGTACTGTAAGTGCAGAGTTATTAGATACTTTTGATGACATTCTTCCTATTACAACTAGATTAGCAGATAATGCAGCTACACAGTCAGCTAGAATTGTAACAGAATTAAGAGCTGGGAAAATGACAGTTGATCAAGCTAAAACAGAAATAATGGCAATAAATGCTCAATTAGAAACTGCATTAAAATCTGAAGTTGCTGCATATGCAGCTTCAAGAGGAAGAACAATTGATTTTACTAAAGCTCCATTAATGAATCAACCAGTAGTTGATGCTACTGGACAATTTACATTAAGAGACTTATATAAAAAAGAAGCAAATCGTGCTGTCATGGAAGAATTTGGAAGGTTACGTGGAGTTAGAACATTTGGCGCTCCATATAGTATTCAAACAACTAGGTTACCAAAATTAAATGCTGGTGGAGATATAGAATCATTTGGTCCTAATAAAACTGTTGTATCTGGACCTACATCAATTAATTATGATGATAGATTAGGTACTGTTCCAGTTGGAGGATATGTATTGAATCAAGGAGCATCATTAGATCCAGCCAATAGGGATCTAGTTGCAATGGCTCCATATACATTTGAGGATGGTGGAAAAATAACAGCAGCATTAACTCCAGGAGAAGTTGTTTTTGGACCAAAGATAAATAAAATTCCTGGATTATATGATGCAGTAGATGCAGCAAATAATGGATATAGTTTTGGCGGACAAATAATGCGTAACGTGTATGGATATGGAAAAGAAAGTGTATTGTCTGTATGGGCAAGATTAGTAAATTCAAAAGATTATCCTAAAGTAATTAAAGCAGCAAGCATTTCTTCAGATGCTGCAATTTTATCTAAATTAACTGGAATGCCAATAAAAGATGCAATTGCACTAAGTAAAAAAGATTATGAAGATGCAATTAAATACGCAAATAAAGCTGCAAGAATAAATGGAACAGATAAAACTATTGAATTTGTTAAAGCAAGAACTGCACAGTTAATAAAAATAAGTAAACAATATCCAAATGGTAATTTAATTTTAGATGCATATACAAATAAAAATAAATATAATCAGGCAAATAAAGCTAAAGGGCATGCTGTAATATCTACTGTAGATTATACAAAAGATATGCTTTCTGTTACAAAACAACTAGAGGCTGATGGGGTAATTGATTCTAAGCAGGCAGCAAAAGTTATTGGAATATTAGGCGGATTAAAGAATTTTGATATTACGGATCCAGTACATAAATCACATTTCTTAACTGCACAAACATCTGCAAATATATTTAAACCTGGAGAGTTAGAAAAATTATTAATTCAAAATGGAATGTCTGCACAAGAAGCAAAGATATATACAAATGTCACTGGAATTAGAGCAAATAACTACGCATATCAATCAACTGGATTAATGGGTTCATTTAATACCATGTTTGCTGGTATGGCAAGAAACAAAAATTTGAACTTTGCAGATGTAGTATCTCCATTCCAAGATGAAGCAAAATCTAATTTTATTTCAGGAATTAGAGGCCTTAAAGCAAGTTTAGGCATAAAAGGCAAGACTACAATGGAAGATATTATTAAACAATTAACACTTACAAGAATGAAATCGGGAAGATCATTTGTTCCAACATTATTAGGAGTACTTTCTTCTAGAGGTAGTTCATGGACAAGAACATTAAGTTCTCCAGCTGTTGCTTCTTTTGTTTCAAAAAATATGGGTGGATTTATTCCAGGAGGTTCAATTTCTAGACCAAGAAATTCATATGGCTCCCCGATGTCATTATTAAATCCTTCTAGCATGTTAAAAGTTCTATCAAGTGCGAAAAGTATGTCAAGTAAATCTTCTTTGGGCAGTTTTGCAAATATGCCAACTGTAAATTATAGTCATCAAATACTGCCTAGTTCTGGTAGAAGTTATCCAATACCTGGAGTTTCTGGCATATATAAAAATGATAAGGGAGAACTAGTATTTTTTAAAGGTGTTCCAAATGAAATTACTGCAAAAGCAGAAATGTATGGAACTAGAATGGCTAGGGAAGTATTTGGACTAGATTCTCCAAATCAAACAATAAAAACTATATTAAACCCATTTGATCCATCTAAAAAAAGTAAATTATTAGGATTAGAATCTCCATTTGATTCTAGATTTTCTGCAGGCGGAACTAAGTTTACAGAAGATCAAATGATTAGACAGCACATAGCAGCTCTATTAATGAATAATAAAGATTTATCTAAATCTAATGTATTTGGCAATGTGTTGGCTGATGTAGGTCCAGCAGGGGTATTTTCTAGGGCATCAATGAATACTTCTTTTGCAGAATCTATGAATTCAATGGAAAAACAGGCAATGATAAATCTTCTTGCTGTAAGGGGCGGAGCAAGAAAAGATTTTGCATACAACACTTCTGGAATAGCATCAGAAATGTCTTCAAGGCAATATGGTGCAAAAATGAAAGCTGCTATGAAAAACATGCATCCTAGGTTAAAAGCATTTATTAATTCATTGCCAGAATCTGATAGGGCTCCATATATTGCAATGCTTGCAAGACTTGAAGAAGGAATGAAAGTAAATTGGAGTAAATATCAATCTATTCATGCAAATCCACAATTTAATAAAGGTGGAGGAATTATTCGTCATGGAAGATCTGCATATGGAAGACCAGGTAATCCAGCAGCTAGAGCACAATGGGAAGCTAAACAACGTTTACAAAGAGAAAGAGATTTGGCTGCAGCTAGATCTAGAGCAGCATCTCATCAGATTTATGGACAACAAGGATTAACTACAGGTCTTGGAAGAGAAGCGGTTAGACAAGGAACTACAAGTTTTTATAATCCAGGAGCTTATTTAAGATCTGCAATGATTCCTAATATTACAATGCCAGCAAATATTCCTTTCATTGGAAATACAGCAGCAATAGCAAGCATCCCAAATATGTTAAGTAAATCGCTTCAAAAAATGGCAATAACTATAAAAGAAGGTGCTAATGCTATAGCAGTTAATTCTTTAGCTGGAGCTAAATATGCAAATGCTTCTTTTAAGTCTGCTTCTACTTCTCTTACAAATGGAATGAAGTCTTATGCTTCAGATATGCAATCACACGGAAGAAGACTAGCTCATAAAATAGCAATGGCTGGTCAGCCAATTAGACAAGCTCAAGCAGAATATATGGCAGGTCAAGGATATATAGTTAGAAGTAATACAGCTACGGGCAGACCAGTAATGGAAAATGGAAAACAAGTTCCTTTAATGGGTCCAGGACTAGTTGGAAGTTGGGGACAGGGTGGAGTAGTAGATAGCCAAGGAAGAATGGTGCAGGATATTTCAACTAGAAAAGTTGGAGTTCTTGGAATGAGAAGAAGAGAATTTTTAATAGATGATAAAGTTTTAAGTGAAAAAGAAGCTAAGGCTGCTGGCTATAGATATCAGTCTAGTGGTAGCATGGGTGCTCAAATGGGCGTTATGATGGGAGGGCAATTAGCTTCACAAGCAGCGTTTGCAAAAGGAAATGAAAAAATGGGATACGGCTTAATGGCTGCATCCACATTAGCAATGTTTGCTCCAATACATAGAATAGGACCAGCTTTAAAATCAATTGGTCCAGCTTTAAAAAGCGGAGGAGCGGCAATAAAAACTATGGAAAGGTCTTTCCATGGTCTTGTCAATTTAATAGCAAAAGCAG